CTGTACGCCAAGGCATCACTGGCTCTTGACGAGGCTCGCTTTGCTGTGGCTAACGCCGTGTTCAATGAAGCCACCGAGCAGTTGGATGAAGTCTCGCCTCCCGACATGGAGAAGATGACAGGCTCCAAGAAGACCAAGGCTTCGTTCGCCAAGCAGTACGGCAAGCGCGGCAAGAGTGTCATGTACGCCACTGCGTGGAAACTCCACAACAAGAAGGCGCAAGACTAATGAAACTCATCACCGAAACAGTTCAGGACATTAACATTCTGACCGAAACCAAAGACGGTCAGAAGCATTACTTCATTGAAGGCGTGTTCATGCAGGCTGAAGCGAAGAATCGCAACGGTCGCGTGTACCCCATGCCTGTCATGGAGAAGGAACTCGGACGGTATCAGAAGGAATATGTAAAGACGAACCGCGCTATGGGCGAACTTGGACACCCCGAGGGTCCGACAGTGAACCTTGAGCGCGTGTCCCATCTCATCAAGGACTTGCGCCTTGAGGGAAACGATGTCTACGGCAAAGCCAAGATTCTTGACACCCCATACGGCAAGATTGTCCGCAACCTCATTGACGAGGGCGTGAAACTGGGCGTTTCGTCCCGTGGCATGGGCAGTCTGAAGGAGCAGGACGGGGTGAATGTGGTACAGGAAGACTTCATGCTTGCAGCGGTGGATGTGGTCGCTGACCCGTCTGCACCAAACGCTTTCGTGAACGGCATCATGGAAGGTCGGGAGTGGATTTGGGACGGTGGTGTTCTCAAGCCTGTGGAGGTGGAGAACTACAAGCGTATAATTGAAAAGACCCCATCAAGAAACTTGGAAGAACAAGCCATGCGGCTGTTCGCGGACTTCATTTCAAAACTCTGACGATTCTACATATTCCCTAGAAGGAGACTCACAGTCATGGCTAACGAAAAGATAGAAGATGTCATCAAGAAGGTAATCCTGGGCGAAGGCTTCCTTGCGGAGAACGCCGAGGAACAGGACGCTCCCGAGGGCGAGGACACCTCTGATGAGGACGCCATCGCTGAGGAGGAAGTCTACGAGGACGCGGAAGAGTCCGAGGAAATCGTAGAGGAAGACCTTGAAGAAGCCAAGGAGGAAGACTCCGAGGAAGAAGAGGACGAAGACGAGGACGAAGACGAGGAGGACGAAGAGGACTCCAAGGGCAAGAAGAAGATGCCTGCCTTCCTCAAGGGCAAGTTCGGCAAGAAGAAGGAGAAGGTTGAAGAAGCCGCCTCCGACTACGCCAGCGAGAAGTTGTACAAGACTGCCAACGGCAAGACCGCGCAGATTGCCGAGCCAACTGGCGATGCCAGTGGCAAGAACAAGGGCACCATTAAGCCCAAGGCTTCTGGTGCCAAGGGTGAAACCAAGATTCCAGAGGTCAAGCCCACCGTGAAGGAAGACATTGCTGTTCTCTTCAACGGTCAGGAACTCTCGGAAGACTTCAAGGCTTCGGCTGCTACACTCTTTGAGGCTCACCTCAACGAGCGCACCCGTCAGATTGAAGAGGAAGTCCAAGCCAAGTACGAGGATCTGCTTGAGCAGCACACCGTTGCTGTCACCGAAGAACTCGTTGAGCGCATTGACGACTACCTGAACTATGTGGTCGAAGAGTGGATGCAGGAGAACCGCCTTGCCGTTGAGCAGGGACTCCGCACCGAGATCACAGAGAACTTCATCTCCAACCTCCGTGGACTCTTTGCGGAGTCGTACATTGAGGTTCCCGAGGAGAAACTGGATCTGTTTGAGTCCACCGTTGAAGAGGCTGAAGCCCTTGACGGTGAACTACAGGAGCAGGTTGAGAAGAACATGAATCTTGCTGAAGAGGTCGAGCAGTTGAAGTGCGAGATCGTGTTCCGCGAGATTTCAGAAGGTCTTACCGACACCGACAGCGAAAAACTTCGCCGTCTTGCGGAAGACCTTGAGTTCGACACCGTTGAACAATTTGCCGAGAAGTTGAGTGTTCTCCGAGAGAACATTGAAACCATCGGCTCAGTTGCCGAGGAAAGCACCAACGAGGAGTCTCTTGAAGAGTCCTACGAGGATGCCACCGAAGCGTCCCCGCTTGTTGAGGCGTATGCTCGCTCAATGAGCAAGAGAGAAGAGTAATCTTCAAGTTTAGTTTCTTTCGGTCACAGACCGTTCACAAATAAGGAGTAGGAAATGGAAAACAAGTTTCTAACCGAACAGGCTCTCCGCAAGTGGAAGCCCGTTCTAGACCACAAGGACATGGCTCCCATCGCGGACGCTCACAAGCGTGCCACGATTGCCACACTGCTTGAGAACCAAGAGAAGGCTATCAAGGAGCAGATGCTCGTTGAGGCTTCGCCAACCAACAACCTTGGTGCTGGTATGTCTCCTCTTGCCAATGGTGGAGAGAACGCTTCTCTCCGTGGCTACGATCCAATTCTCATCCAATTGGTTCGCCGCGCCATGCCCAACCTGATGGCTTACGATATCTGCGGCGTTCAGGCTATGTCGGCTCCGACAGGTCTGATCTTCGCAATGCGTAGCCGTTATCAGAATCAGACGGGCACCGAGGCGTTCTATCAGGAACCCGCTGCTAACTTCAGCGGTTCGGATAGTGTCACGCAGAGCGGTTTCTCTGGCGGTACAGCAGGTGGTGGCGCAACAGGCACCATTGCCAACTTTGGTCCTGGTACTGGCGTTGATCCGTTCTTCGGATACCAAGGCACATCCACCAACCCCACAATTGGCAGCGGTTTGACCAGTGGTTCGGCTCTCCGCACGAACTTTGCTGAAGGCGAAGCACCAAACGAGATGGCATTCAGCATTGAGCGCGTTGGCGTTCAGGCTGCTACTCGTATGCTTGCTGCTTCTTACAGCATTGAACTGGCTCAGGATCTCAAGGCTGTTCACGGTCTTGACGCTGAGACAGAACTCGCCAACATTCTCAGCACGGAAATCCTTGCTGAAATCAACCGCGAGGTCGTTCGCAATGTCTACCGTTGCGCCAAGTTGGGCGCACAGCAGACCGATCTGTACTACAAGACGGTTGCTGGCGGTTTGAGCAGCGGCGCGGCATACGGCGGTGTCTACGATCTCATTCAGGACTCGGATGGTCGTTGGAGCGCGGAAAAGTTCCGTGGTCTAATGTTCCAGATTGAGCGTGAGTGCAACCAGATCGCCAAGGACACCCGCCGTGGCAAGGGTAACTTCATCATCTGCTCGGCAGATGTTGCCAGTGCCCTCGCAATGGGTGGCTTCCTGAACATCAGCCCCGCGCTGAATGTCAGCCTTGATGTTGACGACACGGGCAACACCTTCGCAGGTACGCTCAACGGCAAGATCAAGGTGTACATCGACCCCTATGTTGATGTCACCAACGGAACCGCTCCAAACTTCGTCTGCGTTGGATATAAGGGCACCAGCCCATATGACGCTGGTATGTTCTACTGCCCATATGTCCCGCTACAGATGATGCGTGCGGTGGATCAGACCACCTTCCAGCCCAAGATGGCGTTCAAGACCCGCTACGGCATGGTTGCGAACCCCTTCGCGGAAGG